GGTTCCGATTGTTGCTGTTCTCGACCAGTACAAGCGCATCGAGATGCCTTGGATTGGGAGTGAATGCCATCGTATCGATGTGTCGATGGGGAACGTCGATGGCTCTGATTAAGACCGAACCCAAGCACCGCGTGTTCATCGATACCGAGTTCACCGACTTCAAAAATTCGCAGTTGATCAGCATTGGCCTCGTCTCCGAGACTGGTGCTGAACTCTACCTCGAAACCACGTTCCCTCAAAACGAGTGCAGTGACTTTGTCAAAGCTGTTGTGTGGCCATTGTTGTGGCACACTCCCGATGTGACTGTCACTTCGCTTGAGATTGCTGATCGAATCCTTGCGTGGTTGGAATCGATTCGACGCGGCGACGAGGACATCGAAATCATGTATGACTACATCACTGATTTGAGGCTCTTCGTTGAAGCGACCGACAATCGTTTGCCGTCATATGTGCACGCTCAACACATTGGTCCTAACCACTTTTCGAAGAAGATCGCGAAGATGTGGATGGACCAAGAAGGTCTTGCGGAACACCATGCTTTGTATGATGCTCGTGCAAATAAGTTCGCTTACTTCGCAGAGTTAAATCGAAAGCAAAAACAGCAGGAAATAAACCGCGTGTAGTACAATGCTTCACATCGAGACATGCACAACAATGTGTGTCTCGACTTCCAAAAGTTATACATCTCCTAGTTATAACGCCCTCACTTCTTAGACAAAACAAATCTCCTTGTTTTGTCTAACACCCCTGAAATTCCTTATAAATACTTCTGTCATAGGCATGGTGCCGACTGACAATTTTATCTGATTTTCAAAAATCACTTTTCCAATTTACTTTACGGAGTTTTCATATGTCATCCAAACTAGACGCACTAAAAGCAGCATTCGCACCAAAAGAGAAGAAAGAGTTCTCGTTCACGAAGTTCTTCAACTTCTGGAAAATGGAAGCCGGCGAAACTGCTATCGTTCGCTTCATCAAAGACGCCAACCCTGACAATCCTCGTCAGTTCGTTGTCGACAATCTCACCCACTCCCTAACCGTCAATGGCAAGAAGCGCGTCGTCGCTTGCTTGGAAATGCACGGCGAGGAATGCCCGATCTGCCAACTCTCCCGTGACTATTACGACCAAGCTCGTGCTGCTGGCGAGACCAAGGAAAATCCTGGTCCTCTGATGGCTCTCGGTAAGAAGTACTACCGCAAGAAAGAGCATATCGGTCAGGTCATCGTGCAGTCCAGCCCGATCGAGTACGAGAAGAATGAAGGCCACGATAACGAAATGCCGATCGCAATCGGTCCACAAATCTTCAAACTAATCCAAGCCGCGTTCTCCTCAGGCGACCTGGATGAAGTGCCTTACGAACTGAAAGGTGGTTACGACTTCCGTATCACCAAGTCGATGCAAGGTACCAACGCTAACTACACCCTGTCGAAGTTCGCTCCAAAGCAAACCGACGTGGCTGACGACGTTATCGCTGGTCTGAACCCATACGACCTGAACACCCTTCGCAATCGTAAGACCGATCGCGCCACCATGGAAGCAATGCTGATCGCTGACCAAACCGGTCAACCACTAGCACTGCCAACCAAGGAACAGGAAAGCGACGACGATGGCCTCAACTTCGTCTCGAAGGCTGCAGCACAAGCTGTGACCACTCCTGCAACTGCTGCTCCAACCGCTGCTCCTGCTCCGGTTGCTGAAGAAGTTGAATCGGCAGAACCTGCTGCAAACAAAGTCAACGACGTGCTAGCACAAATTCGTGCTCGTGCCGCTGCTAAAGCTGCAGGCGCTTAATTAGTTAAGCATTAAACGCAAGGTCCTCGATGACCTTGCGTTTCTCCTAAAACAAAAACAATACTGAGGAGATTCCCCATATGGCCGGTCTAGGCTTCCTAAAAGACTTTCGTAAGAAAGTCGACTCAATGACGAACGTGTCGACCACGTTCACCCCACCAAAAAAATGGTTCTCAACTGGTAACTACGCAATCAACCGAGTCCTCTCTGGCTCGTATATTCGTGGCTATCCCGCTGGCCGTCTAACCTGTGTTGCTGGTCCATCCGCATCCGGTAAATCGTTCCTAACCTGTAACGCGATTCGTGAAGCTCAAAAGGAAGGTGCATTCATTCTAGTCCTTGACTCAGAAAACGCACTCGATCCAGTCTTCATGAAGAAAATCGGCGTGGACGTGGACCCAAGCAAACTGATGTACGTTCAAGTCGTCACCATCCAGGACTGCACCGCTGTTCTATCGAGCTTCCTAAAAGGCTACGAAAAAGAATACGGTCGTTACAACAAAGAAGCTCCTGATGTTGTGATTGTTCTCGACTCCCTAGGTAACCTGCTTACCGACGGTGAAGACGAGAAGTTCGAGAAGGGCGTACAAACCGGTGACCAAGGTCAATCGGCAAAGTTGAAGAAGCACATGCTTCGTACCCTAGTTTCACGTTTCGCTCGTCTTGACATTCCAATGATCTTCACCGATCAAGTGTATCCACAAGACATCATGCTTGGCGACGGCCCATGGGCTATCACCAACGGCGTGAAATACTCCACCTCCCAGATTGCTCTGATCACCAAGTTGAACTTGAAGGACACCGACAAGGAATTCATCGGTATCAAGATGCGAGTTGAATCATACAAGTCACGCTTCGCTAAGCCGAAGACCAAGACTGAAGTTGAAGTACCATATACCACTGGTATGTCGCCATTCAACGGTATGTTCGAACTGATGGAGCTGGACGGTATCCTAACCAAGGTGGGCTACAGCTGGGTGACCACTGTTGACGGTGAGGAAATCAAATTCCAAGAGAAGAATTGCACACAAGAAATCGTGGACAAGCTACTCAAACACCCGATCATCCTGAAGATGGAAAAAGACTTCGAAGACGAAGAAGCTGCAGAGGCAACTGTGTTCGCTGAAACCGTCATCGCTGACTCCGAAGCTGCGGAATCTGAATAAACTCAATGGGAGACTTCGGTCTCCCATTTTCAACAAGACACCAACATGAAAAAACATCAACACGTATCCAACTTCCGTTTTGACATCCACATCACCGGCGCCGAGAATGGCTTCCTAGTCGAAGCACCAGTTGTCGGCAACGGCGGTTCTGTCACCATGGACCTCACCGTCTGTGCTACGAAAGAAGCAGTCCTAACTCTGATTGGCAATCGCATCGACGCATTCTATAAGGACTGATCATGGGTACAGTAATCGCAGATGCAACGAAGAATATCACTTCGGTCATTCCTCGAATTGAAGCAGCGAACGATTACATTGATACTGCTGAAAAGGACCTGAACTTCGATGACAAGAATCTCGAGCAAATCTGTAAGGATCATGCTAAGAACATTTACCGCGTGAGTAAACATCTGAACGAGATGAAGGCCATCGATGAATTCTTCAAAGCGAAACTTGCAGCGATTGAATCGAAGTACTGGAAGAAGTATAACGAGAACTACGCTCGTGCTCTAAGTGCAAGGGACATTCAGGCATACATTGCCGGTGAACCCGAGTACACGGAGATGCTTGAACTGCAGCTTGAGGTAAACTACACCAAGCGACAGTTGGAATCGATCTATGAGGCGCTGAAGGATATGGGATGGCAGATCAAGTATGTGACTGACCTTCGCATTAACGAACTTCAAGATGTTGTTTTGTAACAATCGACATTTTTCCTTAAAGCGTGATACAATGCTCACATGATCAACCCTCATGTGAGTCGTCTCATGAAGAAGGTTCTATTCACTGTGTTGGTGTTAGCTTCGTCGCTGGTTCATGCTTATGAGCAGGCGAAGCGTAAAAGCGTTGAGCAGCTCTTCATACCCCTTGGCGAGAGCTGCGAGCAGTACTATTCGCTAAATCCTCCTGGTAAGATTTGCCTGAAAGGGCAGCTCCACTTTCAAGTGTACGACATCGTATACGAGATACGCGGAGTGCTTCGCAAAGTCCGACTGACGTATATCCCCGAACAAACCTTTGAAGTCGATCTTGACGGAACGGTGAAGCCGAGGAACCATCACATCAGGCCAGACCAAAGCTTCTAAGCAATCTTTGCATCATTCAAAAGGGACCCAACGAGGTCCCTTTTTGCTATGAAAAACAATAACAAAAATAATATGTTTAATGGCAACAGCAAAAATCTCCATCAAAGATGAGGTTTACTGTTTCGTTACCGGTTTAGCAAGTCCCCACCAAAAGAAATTATGGGACACCTTTGGTGTTCGAATTGAAGGCGCGGTGTTTCACCCCGCAGTCAAGCTTGGGCGCTGGGATGGCTTTGTCCGGTTCTTCGAACCAACAGGTAAAACCTACAATCGTCTACTAGACCGTATCGTTCCATTCCTCCTGGAATGGGAATATGAAGTCGAAATTGAAGACAAACGTGTTCAAGTCAAACGTCCAGATTCACGAGCATCATCTGATATGTTCGGTCACATCATGGGCTATCGTGGCAAGCCTCTCGAAGTTCGTCCTTATCAGGTCGAAGCAATCAATGCTCTGGTCGAAGAAGGTTCTGGCTTCGTCATCGCAGGAACTGGCGCAGGGAAGTCCCTGATCACTGCAGGGCTATGCGAGGTGTACGGCCGATCTGGTTATCGCACGATCACCATTGTGCCCTCAGGCGACCTCGTATCACAAACGTTCGATGCCTTCACCATGTGTGGCATGGATGTCGGTCGATACTCCGGTGATTTCAAAGAGCTACATGCACAACACGTAGTCGCGACATGGCAAAGTTTGCAGAACGCGCCACAAGTGATGAAAATGTTCCAGGTGGTTGTGATTGACGAAGCCCACGGAGCGAAAGCTGATGTGATAAAATCTCTTATCAGCGATCATGGAGGACATATCGCATTTCGATTCGGTGTCACGGGAACATTCCCTAAGCCTGAAATCGACAAGATGAACTTGATTACGACCATCGGTCCAATCCTCAAGACCATCACCTCCAAATGGCTGATTGACAACGGCTACCTTGCCGAAGTCGAGATTGAAATCCTCGAGACACAAGAAGATGTTGACTTGCCGGATTACTCCGCTGAGAAGGCATATCTTGCCCGCGCTGAAGATCGACTAGACCACCTTGCGTGGCGTATCAAGCAGGACATGCAACTATTCGGGAACACCCTTGTTCTCGTTAACAGCATTCCATTCGGACGCAAACTCGCTAAACTGATTGAAGGCGCCGTCTTCCTTTCAGGCGAAAGCGAGAATGATCTACGTCAGGAAAACTACAAAGAATACGAACATCGCGACGATGTGATCGTTATCGCCTCAAGCGGTATCGCATCCACTGGCATTTCGATTGACCGTATCTTCTGCTTATACTTGATCGACTCTGGTAAATCCTTCATCAAAGCTATTCAAAGTATCGGTCGCGGCCTACGTCGTGCTGATGACAAGAATAAGGTCTACGTTAAGGACGTTTCATCATCCATGAAGTACTCCAAAAAGCATTGCAAAGAACGCATCAAATGGTACGATGAAGCTGGTTATCCGCGTTCCAAGCCTAAGAAAATCACGTACTAAATTCCATACACAATAAAAGGAACTGAACATGTCGCAAGCAATTATCAATCAAATCAAGGATGCAACCGAAGCTAAGGATGCGAGCAAACTCGACCTGGCGCTTCGCGCACAGTATCACTTCGAGAATCGTGGTCGTGCAGTTGACACCACTGGCATCGAATTCGTTGCTGTCAAGAATATTGATCCTAAGTTTTACGGATAATCTTGCGACGCGTTTAACACGATTATGACGACTCAACTAACCGCAAGAATGGAAGTCGTTCTAGAAGAAGTCGCAATGGATGTTCGCGACTTCATTCGGAACATGTTTGGTCACCCAAACGATGCAAAGACTCGTGCTATCATCCAAAATGAAATCAGCGCGTACCTAAATTACAACCACGATATCGATCACGGCTATTGCCAATGCGACGACACCAATAATCCTCTGAATGATGTGCGGTACGGCAAACTAACTGTCGCCATGCATTTTTCGATCGATGGTGTATTGTTTGTCGGCTCCGCGATCGTTGACCCTACTTCACAAAGCTACGTCGATGTTGAAGTCAACTTCTTTATGCAACAACGCCGCTTCGGCAAACCTGTTGTTACTAAAGACATGCCAGCAGATTTGGCACGCACCCTAGGATTCTAAATGCTAATTTTCACAGATTACAACAAACCACTGATCATCGACTCGCTTGATACTCCTCTTGTGACTCGACATCACTGGGTGTTATCTGGGACAATGAAGGACTTCAAACTCTCGAATATCCCGTATATCGAAGAAACACGTGGCCCTTCAATTGAAGTCATGGTCGAAGGTTTCAAATTCGTGGTTCCCGCTTCATGGAACATTCTTGTTGTCGATCAAGAGACCATGGTACTTGATACCGTCCCGGTTTCAAACTGTTCAACCGGTAGCCATCGCGCATTGCTATTCTCGTCGTACGATTCTAAAGTACGACATGCTGAAATCAGTGTTGTCGATCTACACCCAAACTTCTCTTGCTTCCATCCAATGGTTGCAAAAGGCACGATGCTCTGCCACCCGATTGGTCCAGAAAGTCGTCACGATGAAGTAGAAAATATTCTGACCGTAATGATTGGTCCACACGACCTTTATTCGAAATACATTAAGGACATGAGCGCTGCTGAATTGATGTACTAATCAACTCCTGTTCACTTCCGTCTATAAATAGAAGACGGAAGTGAATCAATCAGGAGAAGATTATGTATGACGAATTTGTCAAAGCTTTTAACCACGCAATGAAATACGAAGTTGGTCCGTCGTTTAATCCAAGCGACGTTAATGTCCAAAATGGAGTCTATAAGACTAAAGCGAATAAGCTGGCATGCGGCTATGTAAATGACCCTCTAGACCGAGGCGGAGAAACAAAATTTGGTATTGCTCAAAAGGCGAATCCGGATATTTGCGTGGCCACTTTGACTCTAGCTCAAGCTCAAAAAATCTATTTCGATCGCTATTGGCTAGCAGCCAAGTGTGATAAAATAGCTTCACCTCTGAGTTTGCTACACTTCGATACCGCAGTTAACATGGGTCCCGGAGCAGCAGCGAAACTTCTACAAACTGCACTCGGTGTTGTTGCAGACGGCGCAATTGGTCCTAAGACCTTGGCTGCAATCTCAACCAAAAACATCTCCGAACTGTGCACCAAATACCTCGACCTAAAGCAAGCACGATACAACGCGATCGTGAAAGCTGACCCATCTCAAGCACGTTTCGCCAAAGGCTGGAAAGCTCGTAACGACGACATGCGTAAGTTTCTGGGCGTAAAGTAAAAATTTAGAATGTGTAGTGCCCGTGGCTTCGGGCACTCTGCAAAAAGACAACAAGAATAATATAGGAATATTGATGACTGATACAAGTAACATTGTAGAGTACAATGGCATCAAGCTCGACCTAAGCAGAGACGATATGTTCTCCGTGCCGGGTAAAGAGCTAATGTCAAAGTACTACTCAAACGGAAAAGACGGAGTACAAAAGGCGATTGCACAAGCTGCGATTACCTTCTCATATGGCGACCTACAGCTAGCACAAGACATTTACGATGCTGCATCACAGCATTGGTTCTTCTACTCGTCGCCTGTCCTATCGAACGCACCAGTTGGTACGTGGGACCCATCAGTCGATTACAACAGCAAGGCATTCTGGGCGCCCGAGAACGGCGAACAGCGTCGTAAAGCATGGAAGGGTAAGAAACCTAAAGCCATGCCAATCGCGTGCTTCCTGACGTTCCTGCCCGATACCATTGAAGGTCAGATTTCAGCATCAGTCGAAATCTCACGTCTATCGGTTGCTGGTGGTGGTACTTCGCTACACAACAACATCCGTGCAGTGTCAGACAAAGCTCCTGGCCCTATTCCTTATTTCAAGACCGTCGACGGCATCATGGGTTACTACCGCCAAGGTAAAACTCGTCGTGGTTCTTGCGGTATTTACATGGACATCTCCCACCCAGACGTGGTCGAGTTTGTCAATATGCGTAAGACGTCTGGTGGTGACCCGGCTCGTAAGATCAACAACCGTGCCGGCGTTCACAACGCAGTCAACCTAACCGACGCATTTGCTGATGCAGTCGATGCTGATGCTGATTGGGAACTGAAATGCCCACACACCGGTGAAGTCAAAGAAACCCTGAAAGCACGAGTGCTATGGGAACAACTTCTAGAAGTTCGCGAACTAACCGGTGAACCTTACCTATACTTCATCGACGTAGCAAACCGCATGCTACCTGAATCGCAGAAGAAACTCGGTCTGGTCAATCGCGGTTCAAACCTCTGCTCCGAGATCACTCTGGCTACCGACGAAAACCGTTCAGCAGTTTGCGCTCTATCATCGGTGAACCTCGAGTACTACGAGCAATGGAAGAACACCAATCTGGTGGCAAACCTAGTTCGTTTCATCGACAACGTCATCCAGTGGTACATCGACTGGGCAAGCGACGAAGTGTCACGTACCAAGTACTCCGCGATGCGTGAACGTGCTATCGGTATCGGCGCAATGGGTTGGCACAACTTCCTGATGTCGAAAGATATCGCGTTCGAATCAGGTGGCTTCAACTCTGCAGTACAATGGAACCACCGCATCTTCGCGGACATGCAAGCAAAAGGTATCGCTGAATCCCTACGTCTAGGCACCGAACGCGGTGAAGCACCAGACATGGTCGGTACTGGTCGTCGTAACTCACACCTGTTTGCATTGGCTCCAAACTCAAACAGCTCGATCCTTTGCAACACTTCGTCAGCGATGGAGCCGATCGCTTCGAATGCATACCCACAGAAAACTCGTGCTGGTATCTTCTTGATGAAGAACCGTTACCTAGAACGCAAGCTGGAAGCACTAGGTAAGAACACGGAAGAAGTGTGGAAGTCGATCACGAACACCAACGGTTCGGTTCAACATCTAGATTTCCTAGATGAAGCAACCAAGATCGTGTTCCGTACCGCATGGGAAATCGACCAGCACTGGATTGTTCAACACGCCGGTGATCGTCAGCCGTACATTTGCCAAGCACAATCGTGCAACCTATTCTTCATGCCAGGCACCGACCGTGCTTACATCAATTCAGTCCACCTGAAAGCGATGCGTGAACGTAAGGTAAAGTCACTGTACTACTTCCGTACTGGTGCCGCAACCAAAGCTGATACCGTGAAGGCAGTCATTCGTAAGTCGCTAGCCGACTGGAAAGAGACGCCAACCGAAGACGGTGGAGTTGCTTGCGTATCCTGCGAAGGCTAAAGCATAATGGGTCCGATCATGAGGTCGGACCCTTACGAAGATCACAATAGGAAATAATAAATGTCACTAGTAGAATACTCAAAAACATACCTACCGAAATACGCCGAGTTCGTCGAAATCACCAAAATCCATGAAGAAGCTCACTGGCACGAAGGTGAAGCAAAGCTCCAGCAAGACGTGGAACAATGGAAGACCGGCATCATCACCGACGATGAGAAGTACTTCATCAACTCGATCCTTCGCTTCTTCACTCAGTCCGACGTTGCTGTCGCTCGTGAATACCACGAAATCTTCATCCCGGCATTCAAGAACAACGAAACCCGTAACATGCTTACGTCATTCGCTGGTCGTGAAGGCGTCCACCAACGTGCTTACGCACTATTGTCCGACACTCTTGGCTTTGGCGAAGGCTTCTATGAAGAGTTCCTTGAATACGAGGAAATGAAGGAGAAGTATGACTACATGCTTCAAATGTCGAACAAGAGCTACCATGACCTGGCGCTATCACTAGTCAAGCAATGCCTATTGGAAGGCGTCTCGCTATTCGGCATGTTTGCGATGCTGTTGAACTTCAGCCGCAGCGGCAAGATGATGGGTATGTCCGACATCAACCTCTGGTCGATCAAAGATGAGTCGATCCACGTTCGTGGTAACTCCACTCTGTTCCGTCAGTTCGTTGAAGAACATCCACGCATCGTCACTGACGAATTCAAGAAGGAAGCCTATGAAATGGCTCGTGTCTTGATCGCAATGGAAGACAAGTTCATCGACCGTGCGTTCATGTTGAAAGCATCGTCCGGTGAAGGTGAGAACCAGATCACCAAAGATCAAGTCAAGCAATACGTCCGTGCAGTTTGCGACTACCGCATGACTCAGATGGGCTTCAAACCACAGTTCAACGTCGAGAATCCTTTCGAATGGTTGGAGTGGGTGACCTCGTCGAACATGATCGAAAACTTCTTCGAGACCAATACGGTGTCGTACTCGAAGAACAGCATGATTGGTTCATATGCAGGCGGCTACTGATAAATAATCAGACCCAAACGAACAGCTCCTTCGGGAGCTGTTTTGCATTAAGGATACCATAATGAAATTAAATGAGCTACTAGACCGTAAGGTCAAATACCATGTCGTTGAGAAAGAGCTTTACAAGTTCGCGACTGGTGCAAAGATCGGTGGCCGCACCATCGTATTCGAAGCAACGTACGACAAAGCCGAAAATCAGTGGACTGTTCAATTTGAAGAGTTCAGCGAGAAGGACGAGCTAGGCACCTTCGACGTATCTGGTTCCGGCAATGAACTCGAAGTGTTCTCAATGGTCAAAGCATCAATGGAAGAATTCATTGGTCGTTATAAGCCAGACCAAGTCACATTCACCGCATCGAAAAAGACAGGCAAGTCAAATCGTGCCGACCTCTACACCCGCCTATTGAACCGCTTCAAGATCGACGGCTACAAGCTGATCAAGCAGGATAGCAAAGTGGCTGCGGATTTCAAATTGGTTCGCAACGGATACAAGGACTATTACGACGATGAAACTGAATGAAATTCTAAATCGCAAGGTCCAGTACAAAGTCACGGTTGAAAATGAAAATGCTTTTCAAACCAAAGCGACGATCAATGGTCGCCTCATCGACTTTGCATGTATCAAACGGGATAGCGGCCTCCGTAAAACCGAATGGCGCTGCACATTCCTTGAAGCAAAGGATGAAAACGATTCCGGAAGCTATGACACTACTGGGTCTGGTGGTGAACTAGAAGTATTCTCAATGGTCAAAGATAGCTTGCTGGAATTCATCGACAAATATCGCCCAGACCAGATTTACTTCAACGCTAAGCAAGATGGTGGCAAAGATAAGCAAGCACGCATCCGCGTGTATGACGCCTTGCTGAAAAAATTCAAGGCTCCGGGCTATACGTTTAGAAGAGTGGATGGAGTCCACGATGGCTCAACACTATTCGTAATTGAAAAAGAAGAGGATGATGATTAATGAAACTGAATGAAATAATGAACAGCAAAGTTGACTATGAAGTCGTCAAAGCACGTGGCGGCGTATTCCATACACAAGCAGAAATCGGCGGTCGCATTATCGACTTCGCTGCAATCGAAGAGATGGATGGCGAATGGGAGATTTCTTTTGGTGAGAAGAAAGGCGCAAAGACTGCTTACGGTCTAACCGGCAGTGGCGCAGCTCCAGAAGTTCTCGCGATGGTCAAAGACTCAATGCTTGAATTTGTTGAGCGTTATCAACCGGAGAAAATGTACTTCACTGCTGATAAGGAAGGCGACAAGGACAATCGTGCTAGAGTCTACGAACGAATGATCAAACGCTTCAATATCCCAAGCTACAAATATTCAACAAACGATAGCGGCAAATCGATTCGCTTTACGCTAACTAAAGCCTAATAAATAGTTGATACAATCATACAGAGGTAAATATGAAACTAACCGTTTTCGCAAAAAAACAAATTAACGAAGAAGCTACGATTGCCCTATCAAAGGCATTTGAGGCTAGCATGCTTAAAGACAAAGCAATGCTAAATCAACTAGCCGATAAGGTTCATGGTGAAGGTTTCCCTGAGAAATTCTCACTACCGGTCAAGCTATCAAATGGCGCAGACTTGACTATGAATTATGAGCTCTACGAGAAGTCGATCAATGATTCTAAGTCACATCACCAAGTCACCTTTACCTATGAGCATACCCGCGAGACTATCGTTGCTACCCGCTCAATCCTCAAGCAAGCTGAGAAGGACCTTGATGATGACGATGGCGACATGTATGACAAATTAGCTGAAGAACTAGGTCATGATATAATCCATGTAACAGCCGAGTTCGACGAGAAGTTCACCAAAATCTGGGCAACCACGAAATAAGGAATAAACATGAAACTAGCATCAATCCTGAATAGCAATGACAAGTTGAAAGAGTCTGATGACTCTGAAGAATTCGGCTACGAGAACCATGTCCTCGACATGCTGAAGAAAGATTTCGCTGGCAAAGTTGAAGTCAAGAAAGAAGTAAAATTTTCAGCGAAGTCCGTCGAAGGTACTGACGATGTAGATGGCGGCGACCTAACCATCGAACTCGATAATGACGATACCATCGAACTGACTTGGGAATATAGCACGGGCTATTCATCCGAAGGCGCCATCAAGAACTTCAGTATGGAAGTCAATGGTCAACGCGTCAGTTGTGATCCAGAGCGTAACGGCAAAGGCGATGCCGCTGACATGCGTATCCTTACCGCGGTGGAAGCTGCGTACAAGGAACACATCCAAGAAAACCTCGCAGACTACCTCGAGTAATTTCAACTGATTCTTCTTGGACTGCGGTATAATTACGTACACGCTGCCCAAGAAGAATAATATGGAATTCAAACGCCTCTCCCTAGACGAAACCTACCTTCGTATGGCGCATTTGTGGGCACATGATCGCTCACACTGCGTACGCAAAAAAGTCGGTGCACTGGCTGTTAAAGATGGCCAGATTATCGCTGATGGCTACAATGGAATGCCTAAAGGTTACCCAAACACTTGTGAGCTTCCTGATGGCAACACCAATCCCCTCGTACTTCACGCTGAATCAAATCTCCTAGCTAAGATCGGTAAGTCGACTTCATCCTCCGTTGGGGCGACTCTGTACATAACCTTGTCGCCATGTATTGATTGCGCGAAGATGATTCTTCAACATGAAATCGCACGAGTCGTGTATGCCGAGGAATACCGCATCACTGATGGGCTAGAATTGCTCCGCAATTCTGGCGTCGAAGTCTCTCACGTTCCGGTGAAATTTCCAGTTTACAACTAGTGGAAATATAGTTATGATGTCATTACTCCATCATAACTTTTATAGGAACAATACATGAGCACTCAAGCTTCCGTACTGCAACTGCCGCCAACCGTCCAGTTCGATTCGAACAACAAGGAACACCGGACGGCGTACGTGGACTTCCTGAATACGGGCAAGTGGAGCATGCGCTTCACCCTGGAGCATCCGTTCCAGTCGATCCCGAACATGATCATGTACAAGCTGGCTATCCTGGCCTGCGCAGCTGAAGGTACGGTCGACACGAGCGCGATGCTCGCCAAGTCCGCCATCCTCCCGACCGAGAAGGCGGTAGCAGTCAACAACGAACAGGTCGAGAAAGCCGCATGATCTAAATGTCACAATTCAAGACGGACCTTAGCGATTATACGCTTTGGTTCGACGGTGTGATTGAAGTGGACCCTCAGAACATCGAGGGTCTATTCCTCAAAAACATCCCTCCCTCCCGCATCGCAGTATCCGAACTCACTCCAGACCTTGTACGCTACAATCGGCTAGCTAAAGACAAGATCACCACCAAAGAAGAAATCGACGCTGAGAAGATTTCCTTCGACTGGAACATCCCACCTGAATATTTGGCATTGAACGTTGAAGAACGAGTCTGGGCTGCCTTTTGGAAAAAACAACCTAGGAAGTCCGAGAAGGACACAAACGCTAGGACTGAAAGGATAGCCAGAGAATTATATGAGTACACCTCTCGTGGGCTCCTGGACGTTCTGCGAGTACTGATCTACGTTGTCGACACCTTCAAAAAGAATAATGTCGTCTGGGGCGTAGGCCGAGGTTCGAGCTGTGCATCTTACATCCTCTATCTCCTTGAGGTTCATTCAGTTGATCCGGTGAAGTACGACATCCCACTGGAAGAGTTTTTTAAGTAAAATCGAAAGCCAACTATAAATAATCTGTTTGTTGGCGGCCAGTCAGCAAATTCCAAAAATAATAATAGGAGAAAAAACGTATGGGTAAAATTGCACGCAGTGCTCGCGGCGAAATCGTCGACTTCGATCTAATCGCAATCCGTCAGCAGCTAGCTAGCGCACCACCACCAGTTGAAGTGTCCGCTCGTCGCGAATACATCGACAACAAAGAAGCTGGTCGTCCAATGAAGGACACCATCCTAAATCCAATCAGCATCTCCGGCGAAGGTGACGGCGATGATGAGTTCGAGAACCCAAACCTCGACGAGTAACACCATCCCACCCATAGTCTCGGCATAGCGTCCGAGACTATCCATAACCATAATACATAGGAAATATCAATGAAGCTTAAACCACTAGGCAAGAACATTCTATTCGCATTTCTTGACCGCGTAACTCAAGACGGCTTTATCCCGAGCTCAGGCGGTTCCATCATTCTGACTCAACAAAACCTTGACCACAACCGTACCCCAAAGTGGGGCGTGGTTCTACTCACTGGTCCTCAAGTTCCTGCCAACGACATCAAAGTTGGTGATTACATCCTAATCGAACCCCTCATGTGGACGCCCGGCTTTGAAGTCGAAGGTGTCAAAGCATGGAAGACCGATTCGGACAAAGTGATGGTTGTTACTTCAGAGGCGCCAGACATTTCTTTCTAACCTGGATTTTTCATGACTTTAATTCTTTTACTTTTCTTAGCAGCACTCTCGCTAGAAGGTATTGGAACTTACATTTCAGTCATTGGCTTGGCAGCGACATTCGCTGCCGATCCCATCATTCTGACAATGGCCGTAGTTCTAGACTTCTGCAAAATCATCTCAGTAAACACCCTTGCAAAATCGTGGCCTCGACTGACTAAAACAGTTCGTACCTACCTTGTTGCTTCCACTCTAGTCCTTTCAATCATCACCTCGGCTGGTGTCGCTGGTTACCTTTCGAATTCGTTCCAAAAGGCCATGCTACCAACTCAAGGCAATGACATTGCGCTAGTGAGCCTAAAATCTGAACAAGAACGCCTACTTGCTCGCAAGAAGGAAATCGATACTCAGATTTCGCAGCTACCACCAAACCAAGTTCGCAGTCGTCAACGCTTGATGACCAGCTTCAAACCAGAAACTGATCACATCAATACCCGCTTGATTGCAATCGAAGCTGAACTACCAAAACTCCAAACCACCAAAGTACAAGCGCATACCGAAGTCGGTGCCATCATGTACCTTGCTGAAATTGCTGGCATCACTCCAGGTCAAGCCGTCGGTATCATCATTGTGATGATCATCTTCGTGTTCGACCCTATGGCGATCGTCTTCTTGATCACAGCAAATACCTTGCTACGATTCCGTAAAGAGGAGAAAGAGGAGAAGAAGCCAGAGCCAATCGTCATCGACGAGAAGGACGTGATCGATCAACCCATCGTGGATGAAGTCCTTGATCCTGAAGTCGTAGACGAACCTGAACCCGAGCCAGCTCCTTCGATTCTTGAAAAGCTTCCTGAGGTAGAAGATCAAGCAACGATCATCTATCCTGTTAAGCGCCTTCCAAACATCACGATCGACATGACCCAAGTGCCGAAATCGACGCTTGCTATAGTTGAGCCTGTTGCGGAGAAGATCAATGCTGAAGTTGTTGTTGAAGAGCCAGCAATCGAAGAACCTCCGATCATCGTTCCAGAATATGTTCCGGTAGTCGAAGAGGAAGATACGACCCCGTATCCTTTTCCGCTAGTCGCACCGACTGAAGAACGCCCAACCGAACGCTATGAGGAAGAAGTTCATGAGAGCACCGAGAAGCTAGCCAAAGCACTAGATGGCGAACCACTCGTTCTGACCTCGCCATTCGAAGGCATGGATCAACCATGGACCGAAGAGAAGATCGCTGAACTGGATGCTGCACTTGCTCCTTATGAGACAGAGCCAGAACCGACCTTCACGACAGACGTTGAAGTTCTTCACATTGGCGAACCAACTCCGATGCCGCTTGAAGAAGGAATGGAACTACTCAAGCAAGCTCTCGATCCAATTCGCAATGAACTTGCTGCTAAGGAAGAAGAACCACATCTCGAAGAAGTGCTTCGTGAAATCCTTGCTGACAAAGAAGGTCCACTGACCGATGAAGAACGTATTCGTCTTGATCGCGCATTAGATCGAATCTTTGCGAATGATCCTCAAAGGGAACACTCAGACGAGCCAGAAGACGAGGAAGCTGAAGATCATCAGCCAGTCGCCGAAAACGTCCCTGACGCCGTTCCTACCGAGCCTGAAGTTCAATACGCCCCGTCCACCCTGGACAATCCAAACCTAGACTCCGTCAAAGGTTCAGGCGTTCAATACGTAGGCCCAGTATTTGTCAACCCGACAGTGCTGGAAACCTACGCTGCAAAATCGTAATTCCTCCAAACTGGCGTAGTACAATTTCAACTCGAAGTTGTGCTACGCTTCTACAAAACAAAAATAATAATCCAAATGGCAAATACTAACGTAGATGTACCATACATTGTGGTCGTATCCACTAACATGTATGCAGGCAGTTTTGAACGCGATATGACTGCGTATTGCACCGGCTCTTATGGTGAATGCGGAGTTGGCGACGACCAAGCCGAGCTCTTCCGTGAAGAAACTTCCGAAGAAATCCAAGCGTTATTTGAAGACGCCTTGTCACAACAACCGGATGATCGTGGCTGCCACCGTCCATGTTCGATCTGGAACCTAGGCAAGAACACTGGCTACAACGATGTTGCTATGTTCTTTGACTGTGAAGTAACGCAGCAAATGCTGGAAGCCATCAAAGACCGTGCTGTTGAATTCTCCAAGGAAGGCAGATACAACGGTAAAATGCAAATCAAATCAGTCACGCTGATTGGTCGTACGGTAACCACCGTCGACACCATCCTCTCCACCCTCAAGTAACACCCTCACTTTTCACTCCTTACTTTACACACCTATGTCTAAGATCAAACAATTGTGGGTGCGCAAGCACGCTCCTAAATCGCTGTCCGAAGTCGTCTTCCAAAACGAAACTCAAAAGCGCAAGTTCATGAAGTACCTAAGCGATGG